GAAGGAAAATCAAATGACGACAACGGTAACAGTAGAGGCACATTGCGCCGGCACAACGGAAGTTCAGATCATTATAAGTCACGACGGAACAGCAGCTAATGAATCAATCATTATTCAAAACGGCGAAAAGTGGGTTGGCCATGTCCATGACCTGAAGTCAGTGCATGTTCAGGAAATACCGAAAAGTTAACTTAATACGCCAATAGCTCAGCTGGACAGAGCAACGGATTTCTAATCCGTAGGTTGCAGGTTCGAGTCCTGCTTGGTGTACCACATTCAACCGAGGCGAGAAGTAAAAGTGTGCGCTGATCCTCGGCAATTTCGCGCAGCCAAACCCAATTGTGGGCGCTTAGCTGACCAGTCTGTGTACAGGGCTGGCCACCGGATGGCAGTAACCGGCAAAACAACAGGAGCTGATCATGAGTAACACCACACCCATTTTAATGTCTGCAGAGAACCCAAACGGATGGAAGTTAAAGGACCTGCTTGCCCAACTGCGTAAAGAACTGTTGATTAAAACAGAGAAGATTACTGGAGACAGCAGCGTGCTTAGCCTCAAGGTTCAGTGTAACAACCTGTCCATACTACGGCACTTGCACACAGCTCAAAGCCTACAGCGAGACAGTTATGCCCTATTAGCCACCAAGGCCCCGGATGAAGGCCCGAACGGACAGGCACGTATCGGAGATCGCTCGCATGCTGTCGCGTAAAAGGCTCTTGCAGCTGCATAACCGCAACCATGACAGGTTTAGCCGGTGGTGCGAGTTTCAGCTGTTGTTATTTCTGACTGGCATTGTATGGCCAATCAACACGGCTGTGACTGCCTGTGTGTTTATAGGGGTCTGTATTCTGCTTTTAGCCATAACTGTCTACTGGGCGATTGTTTTGCGCCATTGTGATCACGTACTGGAGTTAACTCCATGACGCTTACTCATATCTTCCAGCAACTGCCTGGCATCGTCGGGCATGGTCCACAACTCAAAATCTTCCGACATAGCAAACATTATATCGGCTTGCGTCATGGCTTGAATTTGGCCGCGGGTCCAGTGGTGCTTCTGCATAAGAAAGTAGTGCACAGCATCAAGGCCAGTGTGATTTTCGTATTTCTGCTGTGCTGCCAGGTGGTCACCAAAAATCGCCAGCGTATAGCCAATACGGGCCTGTTCAAGCATTTGGCGGTAAAGGTCGAGGTAATAGGGTTTGCGGTCCATGTACGCCTCCAGTGTGCATTTGGGGGCAACCTGCAGAGCGGCGGCAGGTACAACTGCCAGAAAAGCGAAAGGCCTGCGGTAACAGGCCTATCCAGAACACTAACCACTACGACGAGGTATTTATGTCCTTAGCTGCAAATGTAATTGAATTTAGCAAAAGGCGCAAGCCGGAGGGTGCTGTGATTGCAGATACTGACAATGGCTACACGCGGACAGCCAACGAGATACAGGACAGGCTCTGCCAGCTTGATATCAGCGGCAGCCAGTTTCAGGTGCTGAATGCAATTATCAGAACCACCTACGGTTACAACAAAAAGGCAGACAGGGTAACGAATACCTACCTGGCTGAACTAACTGGCCTGAATGAAAAGACGGTCAGGGATGCTCTGATTGTGCTGATCGCGCGTCACATTATTTTGTGTGAAAAGGGCGGGATTATGAAGCTGGTTTCTGTCAATAAAGTGGTGAGCGAGTGGCAGGTAAAAGGCGATAAGGCTGCCAACATGCGTAAAGGTGCGGAGCAAATGCACCGGAGCAAATGCACCGCAGAAATGGAGCAAATGCACCGGAGCAAATGCACCGTAGAAACGGAGCAAATGCACCACCAAGATGGTGCAAATGCACCAATCGAACGGAGCAAATGCACCGACACCAAAGACAACCTACCAAAGACAACTAACAAAAGACAAAAAGATAGTGATTCGGTAGGCAAAAACGAGCTCGATTTTTCTTGTTGGCCGTGTGAGCCAAGCCAGTCGGTTTTCAGAGACTGGAAAACCATGCGAACGGCTAAAAAAGCCCCTGTAACTCAAACGGTGATAGACCGTTTTGCAACTCAAATTGAACTTGCTACTGCCAACGGCATGACGGTGGATGATGTTTTGGCTGAATGCGTAACTCGCGGTTGGACTGGATTCATGTATTCATGGTTGAAGCGACCTGGTTCATCGGTTCAAAGCCGTTTTCCGCACGAATTTGACGGTCAGCAGTACGAAGGGGGCGACCTATGAGCCATTTGAATTTTGTGTCGGTTGTGCCTGAGCGTGCAGAGCAAGGCCAGTGCCAGAAGCATGGCGCCTTTGATTACCGCTATCAGCCTATGGGTGATCGGTTTGTTGTGCTAAGTGCTTGCACTCTGTGTGCAGCGGAAAGTGCTGCATTGCAGGTGAAAATTGACGAACAGAACGCAGCCAAAGCCGCTAAAGCGAGATTGGAGCGCAGCCGTATTGAGGCTGGTGTTGCACCACGATTTGCGCAAGTTACGTTCTCTGATTACCGGGTTGAAACACAAGACCACGCTCAGGCTCTGCACGAAGCCATGGATTTTACTCAGCGCATTAAAAACGGTGGCAATGGCAATTTGATCCTGAGTGGTAGGGTAGGTACGGGTAAAACAATGCTGGCCAGCGCCATGATCAACGAGCTTTTACCGCTGAAAAAGTGCCGGCTGGCTACCCTGAGCGGCCTGGTGCGTGAGTTGAAGGACTGCTGGGGCAAAGGCGCTTCTATGTCTGAAAGCATGCTGCTGAAACAGCTTAGCGAACTTGATTTACTGATCATCGACGAAGTCGGCCAGCAGCGTGGTACCGAAACAGAAATTCTGTTTGTGTTCGACATTATCGATGGTCGTTACAAAAACATGCTGCCAACAGTGCTTATCAGTAATTTGGATAAAACAGGTATTCGCGATGCGGTTGGCGATAGGGCCTTTGACCGACTGCGAGAGGACGGCGGCAAAGTGGTGGCATTTAACTGGGGCAGTATGCGGAGTGCTGTTTGACCTTTGTGAATTTGGCGGCTGATCCGGCTTTGGCTGAATCAGAGGCGGTGGATAAAGTGGCTTGTTTGTGGTTGTACCATCAAAAGCATCGACTGATGAGCCCACAGGCCATTGAAGCAAAGTTAAGGGCAATGCCGCCATTAGAACGCAGGCAAATGATGGCAGCTCTTGAGCGTAACAAACCGAAGTTTGAGCAGGGGTACTACTGATGCGGTCGTTATCTATCGTTATATCAGATGCAGCTATAACCAGGCATGCAGCTGATGCTGATGTTAGCGAACTGCGTGATCAGCGTCAGCCGCTTGCCCTTCGTTACCGTTCTGGCCGTCAAAAGGCTACCTGGTATCTGGTGCACTACCAAAACCGGATCAAAATACGCCACCGCCTCGGTTATTGGCCCACGCTGAAAACCAAAGATGTTGTGGCAATGATACCGGATGTTTTAAGTAAGCTCAGCGCCGGCCAAAACGTAAAATCTGGCACCTTTGAGACAGTTGGTCAGTTGTTGGAGTGGTACCGCGACAGAACGGCCAAGGAAGTTACGAAATCACCAGAATGGCGCAGAGCGGTTGAAAGTGCGATTGACGCTCATTTAATACCGCTGCTTGGTGTGTTGCCTGTTGGCCAACTGACCAAAGCGGTGCTTGATACTCAGCTGATCCTGCCGTTGGTTAACTCTGATTTAAAACCGTCAACGATGCGCAAGTACTGGGGAACCTTAAAGACGGCGGTAAAACTGGCTGCGAAGCTTGATTTGCTGTCGGCTGACTATATGGCGGGAATGAAGTTTGTCGACCACGTAACGAAGCGGATCAAGCCGAAGGAAAGCCGGTTGCGTGTAACCAGCCTGCCGCTGGTGTGGGAGCAGTTGCAACGTGCTGCCGTGGATGGTTGGGCGCTGGTCTGGCTGATGCTGCTGTTTGGTACCCGCATTGGTGAGACCCGGCAATTGCGCTGGTCTTACATCGATTTTACTGCCGGCATGCTGGCAATACCTGCTGTGATAACAAAGACCGATGTAACTCATGTACTGCCTGTTACTGCGCTGGCTAAAGAGTTTCTGGATAAGTTCAGGACTGTTCGCGAGTCGTTCGGTATTTATTCCGATTTTCTATTCCCTGCTGGTACCGAGGCAATCAGTAGCCAGGCAGCACAAAAGCATATTCAGCTGGTGAGTAAGGGCAAATGGTCAGCTCATGATTTACGCAAAATGGCCCGTTCAGCCTGGGCAGAGTTGGGCATTGATTACTGGATGGCCGAGCGCTTATTGAACCACAAGCCCAAAGGATTGGATGCGGTGTACATCAAAACCGAGGCGTTATCCGAGCGGTTAAAAGCTGTGAATGTGTACCACGACTGGCTGATAAAACAGGGTTTAAATGTAGGCATAGTGCAGGCATTGAAAAAAGCGGCGAATGCTTAGCGGCCTTTGCTGGCAAGCGTTCCAGAGAATTCAGATTTTTCAGCTGTGGAAACATGCAGCTTACCAAGAAGGGGTAAATGATGCTGGTTGTAGGTATTGATCCGGACACCAAAAAACACGGTGTTGCTGTGGTAAAGGACGGCATGATTCAGCAGCTTTACACGCTTGGCAATAAGTCGCTGATTGAGCTTTTGACCGAACTGGCAATGCAGCACCATCTGCGGATCAAGCTGGAAGATATCAACGCTTTCAAACCAGTGATCCAGCGAGCAGGTCAAAGTCGAAAACAAATGATGAAGATTGCCCAGAACATTGGCGCTGTTAAATATGCAGCCGAGCTGTTATTGCAAGAACTTGCAGCAGCGGGTTTCACCGTTGAAATGGTTTTGCCATTGCAGGGCGCCAGAAGCGGTAAGAACTACAAAGCACCAGCGTTTAACCGGCTGACTGGCTGGCATGGCAAAAGTAATGCGGATAATCGAGATGCGGCCATGATAGCGCTGTATGGACAGCCGAAAGGAGGTATTAGTGGCATTTTCACCGGCAACTGATCTGCAGCAGCTGGCCCTGCTATTTGTAGCCACTTTTGGCAATGTGTTTCTATTGGGTTTAAGCAGCCAGTTTGTACGCGATCAGAAAATTGCACAGGCCTTTACTATCAGCTGGGGGATCACCTGGTGCCAGTTCCTGTTTGCCCGGATATCAGCTAATACGTCAGACGCTGATCTGGCGATGTTTGTCAGCGGCTGGGGTGGCTCACTAGGCATAGTGGCCAGCATCTTGTTTTATCGCTGGTACCAGGCGAGGGTTAAGCGCAATGGTTAAAGAACGGGCCAACTTGCATGGGGGGTTTATCATCCGGACGGTGCGTAAGTACCGCGCCATGAGCCAGCAAGAGGTTTGCTTTTTATATGGCATCAGTGAAAAGACGCTCAGCAACTGGGAACGGGAACGGAACGATCCACACTTTGGCCATGTACAGGCCATCTGTGAAGACATACTTAAAGTGCAATTGATTGATGCCATAACCATGGCCTTCGACGAATTAGAAAAACAAAAGCAGGAGGCAGCATGAATATTAAACAGCTGAGAGCAGAATTAAGAGCTTGGGGCCGGTACTGGGCATCAAAGGAAAAACTGCAGGGCTATGCCAGCACTTCAGTCACTGAACGATGCTGCGAAGTTATGCGAACTGGCGTCTGGATCAGCTCTGACAAACACCTATTCAGCCACCAAAGTGACAGCATACTGCCTCCAGATTGGGTTTTAGTTATTGATAAAGCTGTTTCCTCTTTAAGTCCAATACAGATTTCTGTTATAAACACTGTGTTTATTAAAAACAAACAAATCAACCGCATAGGAATGATACATCTAGCTAAAGCGGAGTCTTTTTTGTTAGGGGTAATTTAGGAGAATAAAGTGTTCATCATAGTGCTAGGAACCCAATTCAAAAATCAAATTCATGTTAACGTGAACCACATCGTTCAATATACTAAAGGTGATTCTGGTGGTGCGTGGTTAACACTATCCAACGGACAGAGAGTCCATGTAGAAAATACACCTAGTGATATTTCTCTCATGATACAGAAATTATAAAAAAGATTTAAACCAGTAATTTTTTACGTGTTTTTCACCTTAAAAATCGTGTACTTTTATCTAAGCTGGTCGGAAATGACTCAGTAGGAACCCGCTAACAAGGCGGGTTTTTTGTTCTCTCAATTTCAGTTAGCCTGTTGATTTCGCCCCATGCGTTTGTCTGGGGCTTTTTTATTGGTGGATACCATGAAAAACCTGAAAGGTGCATTGTTAGCCGCTGGTATCAGTGGCGCTGTTGCTCTGTCAGGTACTGTACTTATTGCTCCGCACGAAGGCAAGGTGAACGAGGTCTATTTAGACCCGGCTAACATCCTTACCAGCTGTTATGGCCACACAGGCAATGAGTTAAAGCCAGGCATGAAGTTTAGTGATGACCAATGCCTGCAGCAGTTAGCCGGAGACTTGGTAGAGCACAATAAGCAGCTGTTATCTGCCGTCAAAGTGCCGTTATCTGAAGGTGAGCACGCGGCTTACCTGTCGTTCGTCTACAACGTTGGCATAGGCCAGTTCCGCAAATCAACGATGCTTGGAAACCTGAATGAAGGTTTTCGGGTGTCTGCATGCAACCAGCTGATGCGCTGGATTTACATCAAAGGCAAAGAGTCCAACGGATTACGCACACGCCGTGCAGCTGAGCGAAAGATGTGCCTCAAGGATTTACAGCAATGAAAATTAGTTTAACGGGTGCGTTATTGATAAGCGCCGCCATAGCTTTGGCTGGCTTAGGTTTAACGGTTTGGTCGCTTGACTCAGAGCTGACTACTCAAACCAATTTAGTCACTAAACAGGCTGGCGATTTAGCCAACAAACAACTGGAAGTAGATGCTCTGACCTCTGAAGTTAAGAACCTAAACGACCAGGCTCAGGCTGCAGTAGATGAGCAGTTACTGGTTGCTGGCCTGAATACAGAGCACCAGCAATCAGAAACCCAGATCAACGAACAGCACCTGGCTGTGATGATTAACAGTAACGAACTGAAGGTATCCGAACATGATCCTACTCGTGCGTGGGCTAACGCTGCTTTGCCTGATGCTGCTGGCCAGTTGCTCTACCAAGCCAGTCGAAGTGCGTACGGTGACAAAGACAGTAACAGTTTTGCCACCGTCAAACTTTCTTCAATCGGGCTGCGCACTGCGGCCCTTTAACGGTACAACCAATCACGATCACCTGCAGTACACGCTGCAACTGATCACCGATATCAAGTTATGCGATACGGATGTGCAGCGATACCGCAAGTGGCGGGAGGCTCAAGTATGCAAACAGGACACAGAATCATGTCAGACAAAGCCGTGACATTTGCAAGCTATACCACTTCTGGAGGTTCGTTCTTTGTCGGCGCACTTAGCTTATCAGAGTGGGCAGCTATTGCTGGCATCATCGGTGTTGCTGCTACCTGGGGCCTGAACTACTGGGTGCAGAGTCGTCGCCTGAAGATGGAAGAACGTGAGCACCAAGCTCGAATGGATCTGATGCAGAAGGGTGACAAGTAGTTGCAACGCACAAGTAAGCCTTGCAGGAAGTGTCGGAAGTCACTGACTCGCGACGCTTCAGGCTACTGCGATGCTTGCAAACCAGCTGAACAATCTAACTGGCAGCAGTGGCAGCAACGTCATGGCAGCAGGCATGAACGTGGTTACGGTACAAGGTGGGACAAATTGAGGGCAACAATCCTCGAAAGGGACAATTGCCTGTGTCAGATCTGCCTATCAAATGGCATCTACACAAACGCAACACACGTCGACCACGTAGTGCCGAAGGCTCAAGGGGGCAAGGATGTGGAGTCGAATCTGCAAGCGCTCTGCAGGCCATGCCACGAGGCCAAGACGGCAGCTGAGAGGGGTGGGGGTGGGTCAAATCTCTAGCGGGATCACCAGAAGGACCGCCCCTTTAATCAGATTTTTACACCCGCGAAATTAAAAGTTTAACTCGGCCCGGTGCGGTGAGGATTTATGACAGGTGTCGCTAAGGTTGCAGGTCGAGGCAGAAAGCCAAAACCCACAGCGCTAAAGAAGGCTGCAGGCAATCCTGGCAAACGCAAACTGAACGACGAAGAACCTAATTTTTCAATTATCCATTCGGTCGATGCGCCAGAGTGGCTATCTAAAAATGCTCAGATCATGTTCAAGCTTGTTGCTGAAGAGTTGTGCAGGGAGCAGGTGCTAACAGCAACTGATTTGCATAACGTTGAAGCGTTTTGCACCAGTTATGCAAACTGGCGTCAGGCGCAAAAGGACATCGATAAAGATGGTGTGACTGTTGTCGGCGCCATGGGCGGTTTAATTAAGCATCCTGCTGTCACAGTAGCCAATGAGTCACTGCGGCAGATGGTGACTTTCGGTTCTCTACTCGGTTTGGATCCTTCAAGCCGAAGCAGGCTAATTGGCAAAGCCAAAAAACCATCTGGCAACCAGTTTTCAGAGTTCTAAATGGCAAAGGTTGAACGGTACCCGCATGTTAATCGGGGGAGTAAGTATGCCCGAGATATAGTCGCAGGACGTATCCCCGCATGTAAGTACGTCAAGCTGGCCTGTGAGCGATACCTGGTTGACCTTGAACGCCAATCCAAGAAGATTTTTAAGTACCGTTTCGATAAAGACAAAGCAGAACGGGCCTGCAGGTTTCTGGAAAAGCTACCCCATACCAAGGGCGAGTGGGCGTTTCGTGGTGAAAAGCTAAAGCTTGATCCATGGCAAAGCTTCGTAATAATCAATGCTTTTGGTTGGGTTCGTAAGAAAGGTGGTAAACGGCGTTTTCGTGAAGTATATACCGAAGTGCCACGCAAGAACGGCAAGTCAGCACTTAGCTCTGGCGTAGCAGTTTATACCTTTGCTGCAGACGGTGAATTCGGTGCTGAAGTTTATGCCGGTGCTACCACAGAGAAACAAGCGTTAGAGGTTTTCAGGCCTGCAAAGTTAATGTGCAGTCGAACCCCTGATCTGTTGTCTCACTTCGGAATAGAAGTTTATGCCAGCACCATAAGCCGCCCCTGTGACGGTGCAAGGTTAGAGCCGCTGATCGGCAAGCCTGGTGATGGTGCCAGCCCAAGCTGTGCAGTTATCGATGAATATCACGAACACGACACCAGTGACCTGTACGACACTATGCTTACAGGTATGGGGGCGCGTTCTCAGCCTCTGCTGTGGATCATTACTACAGCCGGCGCGAATATCGAAGGGCCTTGTTACGACAAACGCCGCGGTGTAATTGAAATGCTAGAAGACATAACGCCTGACGACGAGCTTTTCGGCATTATTTACACCATTGACACTGATGACGACTGGACAGATCCGACAGTTCTGCGCAAAGCAAACCCTAATCTTGGGGTTTCAGTGCATGAAGACTACCTGATCAGTCAGCAGCAGCGAGCAATAAAGAACGCCAGATTCACGAACACATTCAAAACAAAGCATCTGAATGTGTGGGTAAGCGCCAAAACAGCATTCTTTAACCTCGAATCGTGGAAAGCCTGCGAAGATAAAACGCTGGATATAAGCCAGTTCGCTGGGCAGGAATGCATTATCGCTAACGATTTAGCCAGCAAATTAGACTTAACAGCCATGGTACCGCTGTTCTGGCGGGATATTTGCGGAAAAAGGCACTACTACTGCATTGGTAGTAAGTTCTTCATCCCTTACGACACAGTTTATAACAGCGACGATCAGAAGCTGGCTCAGCGTTATCAGAAATGGGCCAACACAAACAGCATCATTGTTACTGACGGCGCTGAGATTAATTTTAAAGATGTCATGGAAGAAATCCTCAACTTCCACCGGGACGCCCCAGTGCGTGAGGTGCCATTAGATCCGCACGGCGCCACTGCTTTGTCTCACGACTTAGAAGGTGAGGGCCTGTTACCTGTAAACATCCCTCAAAACTACACACACATGAGTGAACCCATGAAGGAACTTGAAGCCGCGATACAAAGCGGACGGTTTCACCATGACGGCCACCCAATACTCACCTGGTGTATAGGGAACGTGGTTGCTCAGGTAACTCCAGACGAAAAGATGATGCGCCCTGTGAAAGAAAAGCGGGGATCAGTAAACAAAATTGACGGTGCAGTAGCGCTGATCATGGCAATTTCAAGAGCAATGGCGAATGACCCGCCAGAGCCTGAACCAAACATACGGACACTTTGATGGGATTATTTAAACGAATCTTCGGTACCAAAAGCGCCGATATCATAGATAGTCCTGAAAAACTTTTAGCACTGTTTTCCTCTTTTGGTATGTCAGCTGCCGGAGTCAATATTACACCTGCAAACGCGATGCAAATTGCTACTGTTTATGCGTGTGTGAGGGTTCTAGCTGAGTCAGTGGGTATGCTTCCTCTTAACTTAATGAAGCAGGAAGAAAAGAACAAATATAAAGACACAAAAAATGACCTTTACTGGCTAATGCAGAACGGACCTAACGACTATATGACTGCTCAGGAACATAAAGAGCTAGTCATGGTTCATTTGGGGTTACGTGGCAATCATTACTCTTACATTAATAGATCTTCAACAGGCAAGGTTTTAGAGCTTTTGCCGTTGGCACCGCATTGTGTTGAACCGAAGTTAAGGGACGATTGGTCTGTTAAGTACGAAGTCACCTTTGCAAATGGTGTTAAAAGAACTTTGGATGCAAAAGAAATTTTGCATATCCGGTTATTTACTATCGATGGACTGAACGGTTTAAGTCCGATCAGTTACGGCCGTCACGCTATGGGATTGGCCAAAGCCACTGAAACGCACGGCAGCAAATTGTTTGCTAACGCGGCCAAACCATCAGGCGGGTTTAAAACCGAAAAAGCTCTTTCAGATGATCAGTTTAAACGGCTTAAAGATCAGTTTGCGGACTACAGCGGCGATAACGCACTCAAAAACCTGATCCTTGAGGGCGGTTTAGAGTGGTTTCAAACCACGATGAGCAGTGAAGATGCACAGTTTTTAGAAACCAGAAAGTACCAGCGCTCAGAGATATGCGGTTTATATCGCGTTCCACCGCACATGATTGCTGATTTAGAGAAAGCTACTTTTAGCAACATAGAGCATCAGAGCCTCGATTTTGTGCAACACAGTCTGATGCCATACCTGACTCGAATTGAGCAACGTTTTGATAAAGACCTGCTCTTATCGGACAAAACCAGATACTTCAAATTCAACGCTAACGCTCTTCTTCGTGGTGCCATGAAAGATAGGGCCGAGTTTTATCGAAGCCTAGTCAACCTGGGGGCATTTAGCCCTAACGATGTCCGTGAATTTGAAGACATGAACCCTCGTGCTGAAGGAGATATCTACCTGACGCCTAGCAATATGCTCATTGATGGCAAGCTGCCGGAGAAACCAAAATGAAATATAAGCACGGCATTCAAACCCGCAACCGTTTAGATATGGCCCTAACCATTAAGGCCGTCAGCGAAACAGGCGAGTTTGAGGGGTACGGCAGCGTATTTGGCGTAAAAGATACCTATGGCGACATTGTTGCACCTGGTGCGTTTTCTGAAAGCCTGAAGGTATGGAATGCCAAAGGTCGCTTACCAGCAATGCTTTGGCAGCATCGCATGGATGAACCGATCGGCATTTTCACAGAAATGTACGAAGACGAAGTTGGGTTGTACGTAAAAGGCCGGCTTCTGATTGAAGACGATCCAATGGCTAAGCGTGCTCATGCGCACATGAAAGCGGGATCTATCTCTGGTATGAGCATTGGTTTCATCTTAAAGGAATGGGAATACGACAAAGCCAAAGAAGCATACATCCTCAAAGAGATCGAATTATGGGAAGTGTCATTGGTGACATTTCCAGCAAATGATGAAGCCCGGGTGGCTGAAGTCAAATCAGCTTTAAGTTCTGGCGAATTACCTGCTCCAAGCCTTGTTGAGCGGTGCCTGCGTGATGCCGGATTTTCCAGAACTCAGGCCAAAACCATTTTAGGTGGCGGTTACAAGGCCCTGCGCGATGCAGGATATACAAGCACTTTAGATTCATTAAATATCCTGCTCGATGCAATTGGAGAGTAACCATGCACAAATCATTTAATACAAATCAACTTATGCCAGCGATGTCCGCGTTCCATCACAAGGACTCTAGCAGCGATCCGGCGAAAGAAATAGCCGATAAATTGGCTGCAAAGTTCACAGAATTTAAAGAGACTAACGAAAAGCGTTTAAACGCTGTTGAGTCTGAAAAGGCCAGTCTGGCAGGTAAACTCGATAAGTTAACCGATCAAATCACTGAGCTAGAAGGCCTGAAGTCAGCTATTGATGCTATTGAGAAACGTTCAAACCGCCCAGGTACGACAACTGGTACGCCAGAAGCAGCTGAACACAAGGAAGCGTTTAACAAGTTTTTGCGTAAAGGTCAGGACCAGGGCTTAGGCGCATTACAAGCTAAAGCTCTGAACATTACGGATGATCCTGATGGCGGCTATGCTGTGCCTGAAGAATTAGATCGCAACATCATCAGCTTGCTGCGTAATGCTGTTCCTATGCGTCAGTTGGCTAACGTGATTCAAATGGGCAGTGCTGAATACAAAAAACTGGTCAGTCTCGGTGGTGCTCAATCTGGCTGGGTAGGTGAACAAGCTCCTCGTCCATCGACTGGCACACCAACCTTAGCGCAAGTTACCCCATTTATGGGCGAAATTTACGCTAATCCGCAAGCCACCCAGACTATGTTGGATGACGTTTTTTTTAACGCTGAAGCCTGGTTGTCTGATGAAGTTGCCACAGAGTTCTCTGAAAAAGAAAATCTGGCGTTCACCAGCGGTGATGGCACATTAAAACCAAAAGGCCTTCTGGCCTATGGCACAGCAGCTACAGCTGACGGTACTCGCGCATTAGGTACTTTCCAGCATATTGAAGGTGGCTCAGTTGGAGTGGTCAGTGGCGATGATATTGTTAAGTTTGCTACTCACCTGAAAACAGGTTACCTAGCAGGCTCTCGCTGGCAGTTTAGCCGTACTACTTTAGCCGCACTCATGGTGCTGAAAGATGGCAACGGTAACTACCTGTGGCGCCCTGGTCTGGATCAGGGGGTGCAGTCTATGCTGGCTGGCTTCGGTTATACGATCAACGACGATATGCCCGCTATTGCTGCTGGTTCAAATCCGATTGCCTTTGGTGATCACAAGCGTGCTTATACAATTATCGACCGTATGGGTACCCGCGTATTGCGCGATCCGTTCACCAACAAACCGTTCGTGGGTTTCTACACCACTAAACGTGTTGGCGGTATGGCCGTTGATACTCAGGCTGTAAAATTCCTGAAAATCAAAGCGTCCTAATCAGATAAGTTAGTTTTAACACTAAAAAGCCCCTTCATAGGGGCTTTTTCATTGAGGATATATCAATGGCAACCGCGAATAAAAACCCTGAAAAAAGCTCAATTATTGAGATTAAAAAGCCGTTTTCTGCTTCGGAAGATGGCATAAATATAACCGAATACACTGCTGGCCCTCGTGATGGTCTGCCACCTGTTGCATCCGCTTATGCAATTGCTATCGAAGCAGTGAGTAAAGAGGACGCTGAAAAGCTTCAGGCAGTTCTGGACGAATTAAAAGCAAAGGCTGATGCAGAAAAAGCAGCAGCTTTGAAAGCGGCTGAGAAAAAAGAAGAGACTGAGTAAAGCTCATGCTTGATCTGGCAGCAATAAAAAAACAGATTCGCCTGGAAGACCCAGAAGACACATCTGATGATGAATATCTGGAGCTTTTAGGTGAAGCTGCTATTGATAACCTGCAGCAGGTGCTTAATCGCAAGCTCTATGCGACAGAGCAGGAGTTACAGGACGACACTGAAGCACCACTTACAGCGATTGCAATCACTCCATCTTTAAAAATAGCCGGCTTAATGTTGGTTTCTGATTTATACGAAAACCGTGGCGGCACAAGTACGCTGACCATCAAAGATAATCCCGCTTTTCAGCGCATGACTGGACCTTACAGGATTTACCCGAATGGCAATTGAAGCTGGAAAGATGCGCCATAAATTTGGGTTGTATTCACTAACAGAAACCCGCGAAGCTTCTGGCCAGAAAGTTAAAACTCCAGTATTTGTCCGAAACCTGCAGTGTGAAATTGTCGACCAAAAGCAGGTGATCCGCCGCTTAGGCGTAGGAGTCGATTTTACTAATAAATTAATGCTGCACTGCCGTTATAACAGCGCTGTAGCCATGGGTATGCAGGTGATGAAGAACAACATCAACTATAAAATCACCTCAATCGAAAACCCAGAATTAAGAAACATAGAGCTGTATATCACGGTGGAGAAGGTTGTATGAGTGAGCCGTTAGAGTTTCACATCATTGCCGCGCTTCTGGCCGAAGAACACATTCAAAACGCAGTGGTAAACCGTATTACTCCGTTAGTGCCAGACGAAGACACACCATATCCATGCGTTGTTTACCAGTCTTCAAAACCGCAACGTGATCGTGATTTGGACGGTGAAAAATCAGATATTGGTACCATGGTGATGACCTACACCGTTCTGGCAGTTAATTACGCTGCAGGAAAACTGTTGATCGCGAATATTAAATCGGTGCTTGAAGAAATGACCGGCTTTTATGGTGATTTTCAGATATCGCACATCGATGTTGAAGAAGCTGACGAATCTGGTGACCCAGAACAGCCTCTGCTTTGGTTCGAAATTATCAGCACAGTCACATTCAAATACTTGGTGTAAATCATGGCAAAAGAAACGTTCACACTTCAGGGTTTTGATGAAGTGAGGCGCAAACTTGCCCTGGTAAAAGATGAAGTCAGAGGAAAAGCCACCCGCAGATCAACACGATTTGCCAGTGGGATAGCGCTTTTGGCGTTAAGACAAAGTGCAGCAGCTGTTGATGATCCAAAAACTGCCCGAAGAATCGTCGACAACTTAGATATTCAGTTTGGTACCCGGGTATTTAGGCAAACAGGCAAGCACCTGTTCCGGATTGGTATAGCGACTGATTACAACAATATTCCAAAGGGCAACCCGGATACAGGCCCAAAGGGCAATACACCTCACTGGCACTTCAAAGAATATGGCACCAAGTTCGCGAGAGAGAAGCCATACATGCGAAATACCTTTCGCAGCAAAATCACCCAAATTATTAACCGTTTTGCAGGCGCCCTAAGTTGGGAGCTGGACAAAATTTTGAAGAAATAAAGGAGTTACAACTATGTCCGTACTAACCAAAGGTACAAAGGTCTGGTTCAGAGATCCAGATGCCACTGCTGGTGGCGAAATTGTGGAAATACCAGGCATGACTCAGTTTAATCCGGGTGGTACTCCTGCTGAGCAGATTGACGATACTGATCTGGCTGATTTGGAGCGTAAATATAAGCGTGGCATGCGTACACCTGGTCAGGCTACTGGTGCGGTTAAAGCCGATC